GTTGGTGTTTTAGAACACGGCTCACCTTTTTGAACAGTTCAATAGTTTCGGGCTCATATTTCTCGGGATCAAGTTCAAGACTCGCAAGTACGTCATCCTGACTTTCAACCACTGTATCTTCAGACTCAAATTGCCGTTCGACAGTGGCGCGCATCCGTTCCGCTGTGTCTATAACTCTCTCAAGAGATTCTTCACTCGGGAATGAAAGCACGTCCGTCATGGACATGCCAATGCCAAAGGCCCGAGCAATAATTTCATCACTTAAATCTGGGGCAGATACATCCTCATCTTCACTTCCTGTAGTGTCAGTTTCCCCAGCGGAATCGTCATCTCTCTTAGATTCTCCATCAACTTCCTCGGTATCTTTGGTGGATTCTTCAACTCCGCTAGTTTGTTCTGGCTGTTCAGCAGATACATCTGAATCATCCGATTTCGTCTCTTCGGAAATTTCTGACTCAGCTTCTTCTGTTTTTTGAGTCACAACTTGGTCAATAGCTTGTTCAATCTCTTGTGTTAGCTCTTCGCTAGGCATGTCTCTCTCCTGGAATTAAGAAAAAGAATTACGATCATGTAAGCCACGCAACTTCAAAGCTTTCTTTCGATGCGCAGCAGATGTATAAACGGGGTCCCCTTGAGGTGTCACCTCTGTAGGGCAGCCACGCTCTTGAAGATATTGACGAAGGTCGCCGGCCTGATCGGGGTGGACACCGGAAGCATAACAAGTCATAGGATATGTTCGAGTATTTCGACCTTGCCCACGTATAGAAATTGTCGAACCAGCCAATTCTGCCCGCCGATCACGAATGGCCACTTGACCACTTTCTAATTCCACACATGGTGGGGCTTCTCCCGAGGGGAAAGCCAATTCAATAATTCCATGGTCGGGAGCTTTGTAACAATATATGGGCATACTTCTATTATCGCATAAATATAATGTCAATTGATTTTAGTTCCGCATATTCGCACTACCCAACCATTTGCCCAAGCGAAGCAATTTCGCTTTCCTGGGGGTGTCCGCCCAATAGGGCCTGTTGAAGAATTTGGCTTTTTCCGCGCTCTGTGGCCCCGGGCCGATTGACACGCTCATACCGCCGGGTGGTGGTTTGCGGCGCATTAGGGGGTTGTGCTTCTGCCTCCGGGGGTTTATCGGCCCAGATAACTAAATCCCTCAAATCCTTAAAGTCTGCATATCTTGCAATTAATTCAAAGAGCTTTTGTATGTCTAATGTTCCACCAGCCTGTTCAATTCCAGGCAATAATGGAAGAACGAATTCTTGTAAGATAACTCTAAGTTTTTGAAATCTTATTGAAGGCGAGTCATCTTGAAGACTATATACATCAATGTCAAGATCATAAAAATCAAACTTCCCACGCTTCGATTCCCGCCCCCAAGGAATAACAACAGACAATTCCGTACCAGGAATCGACTTCAGCAATATTCGCCGTCGAACTGGATCATGCCATTCATAAAAAGCTAGTGCTTGAAACACACCTTTTGCAAAATCAACAACACTACCAGACATATCCCGAAGTTGCGCACTTGTTGCTTCGGCAATAAGTTTATCTTGGCCAAGTGTTTCAGCTTGTGGTGCCAATCCCCCAAGGGAATCAAGATTAGAAGCAAAGTATGAAAAAATATCTCGGCATTGCAACCAAAATGCAAGCGTTGCTGCTTCGACACCACCAACCTTTAATAGCTTTGCATCTTGCCCAGTATACGTAATACCATCAGCATCTTTAGCGTTTTGAAATGCTATCACACCTTCATCATCGCCACCTGGGAAACCGAGCACAGTCTTTTGGGCATCGGCCTGGTCGCCAAGTTTTCGGAAGAGGCGATTCGCTAATTCATGCAAATCGCGCCATATCGCAACTGGCGGAAGAGGAAGAAGGTTCCCCGGCACCTCGTCAAATCCAAGCCGATGATATGGACCTAATTCTGGACCATCCCACTCAAGCGTCTTTAGCTTTCGCTCAGACTTCACTGCATAAGTAACAATCAGTTTTTCCTTGGGCAGCCAGACATCGGCTAGCAACACCTTTTCTTTGAATAACGTAGGAGAAGAATTGACACTGACACTCTCCGCCCGTTCCTCGCCGGCCTGACCAAGAAGTGTATATTCGTCAGCTTTCAATTCCGCCTTTGGTCCTTTTGGGAACCAGTCGCTCTCCATAACATCTTCATAATCCAGCCAATACGTATTCCCGATATACTGAATCAATGAATAATGCTTCGCAGTCATGTCGAGAATAAGATCGTCAAGCGTAACCAAATCAACAAAAGATTCTCCATAATCATGCCCAAGTACTTGCCCGACTTTATGTAATCCAATCTTAACCCAACCAGAAGAAAACAAAGCTTCACATACAGCTTGTCGAAAAGTTTGCTGCAATCCAATCTCAGCAGGAACTTCATTAACAGCTAATTCAAGATTAGCCGCAGTTGACTCAAAGCCTTTTTCTTTTGTTGAAATCAAAGCACGTGGAGCCCGCGCAGCCAGCATCCGAATAAAAATAGTTATAGCCAATTTCAAAAATGGTGTTGGTACGCGCTTTTGAGCCCCGGCATCTGAATAATGAAAGCCGACAAATTGTTTAATTGCTTCAATGCGATTTTTACGCGGCAAATCAAGTTGCTGATTCGACCACGCAACACTGTCTATCAATCGCTTAAATTGTACAGCATCTAATGGATTTATTTTTTTAGCCATTAACCCCACCCCTCACAAACAAGTAATTCACGCCCTGGTTTTGGTTTTTCTTTTTCACGTTGTTTCATTCGCCATGCCAGACATCCGACTGGAGGCTCACATTTTTTAGGTTCCGGCACATGCTTTCGTTCATTGATTCCACGCCAAGCCAACGCGTCAGCAATAACACGATCACCATGATTATCCCGTGCGCCGGTCGGATCAACTTTGTTGGATTCTCTCGAATGTGCTACGCCACCTACGTTATCAAAAATATATTCCAGTGTCTCTTCAAGCGCGAGCTTTGAACGATTTATACATACAAACCTTTCAATCGCTGCGCGATAATCGCCTATTAAAACCAACTTCGTTTCTTTTGTAGCCGCCCACCCGGGCACGTTAGTAGCTTTCTTTGAGATTGCTTCTTCGCGCCGACGATAGTGAATATTAGCATAACCTAATTCAATTACACGAGAACCGAATTGCCGCCCAGGTCCATTGCTTTCCCAAATAAGATAGGTTCCTAGCGGAGCCAACTGATTACGTGATAGGAAATTTTCATTTTTGTTATTTAGCCACCGCGCGATTGCCACCACTTGTCGAGCAAATTCTTCAGGGCGAATATAAGGATTTGCATATTCTAATATCTTTTCGTATGTAGTTGCATCATAACCGCACACGCAAGAATTAGAACTGCCAGTGCCGGCTGATACATCCATGCCAAGTACAATACGATGTTCAAGTGAAAGTCTACCTTCCTTATTTAATGGATACCATAAAGAAAGCCTGCCCGATTCATCTTCACGAAAACGAACTGGTTGTGCATTATCGCTGTAATACTCCAAATCACCAATTATAACCGGCGGCCGAGCATATTTTGTAATTGCCTCTTGAATGATGTTAGCTGAAAAATATTGATATGCACTGCCGCCGTAATCAATATCCCATTCTTGTGCCATCTCTCTCTGGCTCGAACGATCCCATTCATAATCATATGCCGGAGATCGTAACCTTCCATCAAGAGTAGGTTTGTAATTTTCAGGGTATCCTTCCTTGCGGAGAATTTTTAATTTGCCATCATTATCTGTGGTGTATAGCCCTAAAGATTTATAAGGATGTTGAGACCAATGATAACGCTGTTTCTTGATATTTGTTTGTCTTACTGCGTAGTAGGCATTACCTGTACCTTGGGGAGTCGAATTAAAAATTCTACACTTAGTTGCGTCACGGGTAGAACGAAGTACCCTATAGCCCTCTGCAACATCGGCAAACTCATCTAATAGAATTCCACTTCGCCTGTCACCACGGGCAGCACTCCCGGTAGTGCTTTCGCCATCAATGACACTACCAGTAAAAGGATTGTGCATGTGCAGCTTACTTCTACACGAGCTATCATATCCTGGCGGCATCAACCATCGTGGAAGATACTGATGAAAGAAATCAATTTTCCAAAACAAAGCCTTGGGATTATCTGCCTTGTCTACACAATCTTCATTCCTGGAAATAAGTAAAAAAGACATCAGGTCATAGAAATGCCACGCCCATTCAAAGGCAAGTAAACATAACCATGATACACCCATGTCCCTAGATTTTTCAATAAACAAGTCGTGACTATTGATAGCCGCAATAATTTCCTTTAATCCATCTACCTGATATGACGGGTAGAGGATCATTGGAATTCTGCGAAATGGCTCAGCGCGAGGATCATAGGTCCAAGCAAAACCATTTATGTAGAAAACTGGGTCTTGCTTGCAGGCTTGCCATATTGTGTCAGCGTACAAAGGATTATTTAAGGCTCGCTGATGTATCGCCTGTCGCCATTTGAGATTCTCGACTAGATCAGTTGGGACATGATGTACAAAAGGAGTCTTTACTTGCATAATAATAATCACATAGGGTAAGTTGTTACCAATACACAACTTACGTCAATTTGCTTATTTATTATTTTAAGGAGTTATATATAAACTCGAAAATCCACATTAGGTTTATACAATAGTAAGTTATTGGTAATAAACAACTTACGTCAATCCTCCCCCAATATAGCTAACATCTCATCAATCTCTTCTATTGTGAGCTTGCTGCTTTTCCGGGCAAGCCGTTGTTCTTCTTGGATACTATCGCTCTTGGCCTCGACTTGCCCAAGGCGTTGCATAAAATCCTTTGGCTGCTCAATAGCCTGAATATATAAATAATACGCCTGATCGTTTGGACAGACCTTTGGGGTCGTGGCCTTGCGGAGATACTCGCCAGCCGCCGTCAGAGCCCAGCCTAAATTTTCACGGTAGGATAATTCCTTGTTTTCACAGCGAACCGTAGGCACGTCTTTCTCTTCAGGTGGCCTTGGCGTGTCGGGGTGTGAGCCGGGGTGGGGATCATAGTCCGATACGTCATATTCTCGGAACAACCTTTTCAGACAATCAAAATCCTTAGCGGCTTGAACAATTGCCTGATCCGGCGTCATGCCACCTTGAGTAAAGCTTGTGACAAGTTCTTCAAAGCGCTTATACGTTTTTTTCTCTTGACCATCCTGACGCCAAAGAATAGACCGAGCCCTCTTGCGAAATTCCTTCATCGCGGTTGTAGGCGTGAGTTTAGGCTTTCGCTTTGCCATACGTTATTTCTTCTCCCTCTTCTTCTCGCGTTTCTTCATCTTCCGCCGATTCTTCTGCGTTTCTTCCTCATGGGCCCAGCGTCGGGCTACTTCAGGTTCATGTACCCATAAATACCTACGTTGTTTTTCACTTTTGAAGGGCATCTGTTGCCTCTTTCTTGATATTATGAAGTTCACGTGAAGGAAAAGCACGAAGATATGCATACCTTAAATGAGTATCATCAGGAAGGGTAGTAGCTAGGGCCCGATCGGCATAATGGGCACAATTATCAAGAGCGACAATTAGTTCAGCATTTTGTTCTTCGCGGTACTTAATATCTCTTTCAAGATACTTAATATCCCTCTCAAGTTGATTTGCCTTTACCTCTAATTTATCATATTCACTCATAAGAAGTTCAACATCTTTTGGTAACATACCTTTAGGTAAATCACCAGCAAGTTTATCAGCATACTGTCTTAACCGAATATTTTCGGCCTCTAATAGACATATCCTTTCTGTATCTTCTACTGCTTCTTTTCTTAAATTAGAAATTTCTTCAAAAGCCCACCTACAAGCAACCTGTAATTTCAAACATTCTATAACTTCTCCAATACGACCACATCCAATAGATTTAAGGAATGCCAATAAACTTTCTGTAGTAAACACATTCTCTCCCTTACTCCAAATATATAGTATCGTATCTGTCATAGCTTTTATTACCTTTCTATTTTCCTAGCTTTCCAGGGACAAACCATCAGTGAGGGCCTCAACTGTGGTGTTAATGGCGTCAGCGATTCTCTTTACTTGAAAGTAAGCAGCATGAATGCGCTTGCGGTCTGCAAGCGTAAGAATGCCGCCAGCTTGGAAAACCGGCTTAAATTTAGCCCGGAGCTTGAGAAACTTTTGGTGAGGGCAAGTATCGCTGCTTTCTATACGTTGCCAATAACAGTATGACAAAAGGGCATTTCTAGCTGCTGCTATTTGGGAAATACCGGCTGCCTTGCGGGCTGCCTTCACACGGTCGCCAAAGGTTTCGGGGATACTCTCCAGGGCCTTTTCAAGAGATGAAACTGGCTCGCTCATCAGAAAACTCTCCTCTAGAATAAAGGGGCAAAAAACAGAGTCTACATCTTCTATTATCCCATAAATTTCTCAATAATTTGCTTTTGTTCCGCACTTCCGCACTTTGTAACACAAAGAACTTTGCGGTCTGCCATGGAGGAATGTGCGCGTACGGAGACCGGCTGCCCAGTTTGGCAAGGGCAATTTGGGAATTGACGTAAGTGTTACCCTACCTTTGGAAATTAGGTACAATAGGGAGTATGGACGGTAACTAAAGGTAGTAAATTGACTTGACACTTCGCTTTGACGCATCTAAAGCCTTATGTAATCGAGAGTTAAGGAAGGTTTTAAGTGGCGTCCGTCATTTTTAGGGAAAGAAAAAAACGAAAAAGGGAAGCATGAGTAGTACCGATTAGATAATCTACACTAAAAAACAAATGAACCCTTGACACATTTGACGGGAGAGAGAGATATATATTGTATTATTATTATATTATTATTATTATTATACTTACAACTCTCTCGGGTGAACATTTGTGCAGTAAAAAAGCGTCATTGACGGAGGTAGGACGCTATGTACACTTCGATACCTTTAGGGAGGAGATG